CTCACCGAGCAATTCGAGAAAACGAAAAGAGCTCCGGAATCGTTGATTAATGACGGAGCACTGAAAAGCTGTATTCCGTAGAAAATGCAGTAATCGAAAGTTACGGTTCCGCTGAAAGAATACAGCAAGGAATTTTTTATGATGAAAGTGACCTGCGAATAAGTCCGTTTGTAGTTAAAGGTCTTCGCGGAATTGATAATTATCGTGTTCCCGTCATTGACGTATTGCCAGTTATCCGAGTTAAACCAAGAAGTCTTGACGGTTCCCTTCCGGACGATAATGGTAGCTCCCGCATCCTCGAATACTGAATCCTGATTTGTAATCAACTCATTTATCGTGATTACGGGAGATTGATTCGCAAGGGAAGAGAACTTTCCTTCGAACATCACCTTGCACGGAAACGTAATCGCACAGCTGTTTAGAAAGTATGTTCCTTTCTTCAAAATAATTTGGTAGCAATTCGCAGAGTAACTCGCAAGTGCGGTCATCCGGGAAGTAAGATCATTTCCGGTAACGGAAGGAAACACGCCGTACCATGTAGCGTCAAGGTTTTCAGAACAACATAACACCCATCTCCCATCCGAGGACACTGAACTTTGTATGTATTTTCCGTAGTCATCGGTATTAGTGATTCCCGATACCCACACATAGGTACGGACATCAGTGTCGCCCTTGGCATAGTAACCCAGCACGGCCACCGTGGAATACTTTTTGACATCTACATTTCTTAAATCAGAAATGGTATCGACCGTTATCCTGACGTCCGAGAACACCTGCGGAGCTGCGCCGCCGTCAATGGTGAACGTTTCCTGAACTTCCCAGTAACTTGTATCATCCCAGTATTGATTCATTTCCTGATAATCGGAACCAAGATATTTCTCCACTTTTACAAAGTAAGTTCCGTAGTCAAGGAAAATTTGTGTGGGAGTCTTTCCGTCAGTCCCTAAGGCTACCGGATTTGAAGACAAGGTAGTCTTGGCATAATCCGTGTAGACGGCCTTGAACTGCGTTGTCTGAACTCCGTCATAACAGGAAATTCTACCGGCGAAGGGATTTCCGTCTTTATCCCGCCACACCGGAAACACATCAATCAAGTTTAATACCATATAAATTAATCCTTGGAAATTTTAGATTCCAAAAAAAGAGTTTGACATCAGTGCTGGCTTTCACGAATACGCACGTAATCCGGTTTCATTAACTTTCTCAAGAAATCGGGGGAATACCTTGACGAATAAAGGAAAGAACTCAAATCATTGCTTTGACTTTCGGGAAGTTCGTTTTCATTCTTTGTCGGCTGGTAGCCTTTAGCTAAAAGCCACGCAGCGGATTCGAGATCATTTTCTTTGGTGGGAGTAGAGGCGGCATCAAGGCGCGCATTTAATGAGCGGTCATACCCGGGCCACTCGTAAGCCTTAGTTTGTAAGTAATCATCGCCTAATGATTTGACGGTGGCTGCTTTTTCCGGAGGAATGTTAGACATATAAATAAGCTGCTGCTTCTGCGCTTCTGTCGGATTCACGCCTTTCTGCAGAAGGATATCCTCGGCGTCTTCTATGTCCGTTATCGGGATGCCGTTCTTTGACGTTGGAACGCCATAAGAAGAATAACCCTTCTGTGAAACGTCATAAAAAGAAGAGCCTTTCTGCAAATCAGAAACATTTGTCTTAACTCCTGCATACCCACGCACGGCGTTGGGAACATCTTTGTACGTATTCAAGACTTTAGGAATATTTCTTCGGTCAGTTCCGAAGAACTCCGAAGTGTATGGAGGAGCGAATTGAGCATCATCAGGATTAGTTTGTCCTAACTCTCCGACATATTGATTCTTCCTGTTCAAGCCATACTTTTCAAGAAGCTGATCTGCGTATCCGGGGTAATAACCCGGCGTAACTACTTCATTTGGATAAAACTCTTCTCCCATAGGCTTTGTAGTCGGACCTGGAATTTCCATCGAACGGTTAGGGGCTTGCCCATCACCAGAAAGAAATCCTGATTCCGTTGTGTAGTTTTCAGAATATCTCTTCGGCTTTTCAGAAAAGCGCAAGTCCGCGGATAATTCATTTATATCAACAGGAGGAAGACCTTCTGTTTTTCTTTGCGCATTAAGTACGCTCAAATATGATTTAACGGATGGCTGGTTTAAGTCTCCCGTCTGCGCTAGATCGGAAAGAGCTTCGGCTTTTCCAAGGTTGATTTTTTTATCTACATAATCCTTCATGTCCGCGGTCATTTTTGCGCCGGAGTTAAGACGGCGCGATCCATAACCTAAAAGCGATGAGGAAATTCCTGCACCTAGTACGTCTTTCGCTACAGTGGCCGGCGTTTTATCTTCATCCGAAACAACATCTTCCTTTAGAGCAGGAGCGGCACCGTAACCGAAGTTTCTCCCGAGCGAGACTACTTTGTCTGCAACGGCATTCTTCAAGCCTACGGAAGAAGAAGGATCAAGCACGGCTTGAACTTTGTGCGTAAAACTTGGGACTTGATCCGTGCCAATATTCGGATATGCTAAAGAACTCTTCGGAAATTTTGCCTTCAATAAAGTCTGGTACGAATCATTCGAAAGTGCCCTTGCTACCGGAGCTTTCCCGAAAGATGCAACGCCGCCCGCATTCATCGCGGCGAGGGGAACATCGAGCGCCTCGCTTCCTAAAAGTTTCGGAGAAGCGACCGGATTCATCAGCTCCCCAGAAGCACGATTAAGTGTTCCTTCTTCCCTCGCTTTTCCTAAGTCATTTAAGTAGGGGACGTTGAGCGCACTCCCAAGCCATTCTCCGGCTTTCGCGACTTTGTCTAAAACAGGATGTTCCTCGGCATAGTTTTCGTTCGAAATCCTGTTACGCATAACGTCAAGCGGGGAAAGACGATTACGCATAAGTTTAACGGAATCGGAAGGGGAAGTTCCCTCCGGTTGATAAGCCGCATAAAGGTATTTACGGGTATCATCAGATACGTCATACCTATCCGGTATTTCTCCTTTCTCGGTGTAGTCCAAAAATTCCGAGTTAGTGGCGGTGGGCATTCCGGAGTTGTCTTTTGCACTTTGTACTAAATCATCGGCATCATTCTGAATCCGGTTTCGCTTTCTGGCTGCCAAATTCATCATGTCCTGTTTGTACTGGTTGAACTCGAAATTCAACGCCGCCTGCTTATTCAAGTCATTTCCAATATCATACTTTTTGTTAGGTAAGTTAAAGGCATAACTTGCGACTTTGTCTAAAATTTCAGGATTCTTGAGAAGCACCTCCATCTTTTCCCGGGAAGTTAATTTTCCAAATTCAGGTTCGTCATAGGAAAATTTGTTGATCCCAAACGTCATGTCCTCTTCCGGAGCGGAAGCAATGGATTTAGCTTCCGTGGCCACGAGGTCTTTGGCTGCCTCATATCCTTTAGATGATAACGGGTTACTCATAAATTTCCCTCATTGATTAATAAATGCCCTGCTTAATTGTCACCGTGTAGCTTCCATCTTTGTTTGGAGTAGTCACAAAGTAATCACCAAAGTTTTTACCCGGCCATCTCTTTCCGAATCCCTTGACTAACGTTGTATAATCTCCCTTCGTCATCGCGCGGTTCGTGGCCGCGTTCACCGAACCGACAAATGCAAGTAGGTCATCTTTATTAATCGCAGAACTCCCCTTCTGGAAATTCTTTGCGACATCCTTTGGTACAAAGTAATCGAAGGCCGGGCTGTTGCTTCCGCCATTGTTTAAATTTGTTTTTATCCTAGTGGACAACCTATTTATTTCCGCGTCCGAAGGAGGCGCAACGTAGCTTCCGCTTCCCGCCTGTTTATTTTTTGATGAATTTATCCTAAATAAAAGATCGTTTGCTTCCTTGACTAGCGCCGCGTTCTCGGAATCCACTTGATTCCCCTTAGGCGTAGCTTTCTTTGCCTTAGGCTTCAATCCTTCCGGTGCCTTTTCGGTTTCCGCGGGTACTTCCGCTACGTTAGTTGTAGTGGCCGGTTCAACTTCTCCGGTGGAATCATTAAATACAAGTTTTCCACCGACTGAAGGTTGATCCTTTACTGGTTCTACTTCTCCCGTTGAATCATTAAATACAAACTTTCCTTCCGGAATCTTCGCGAAAGGAGTTTCCTTCGCAAAATCGTTATGCTGTTTCCGGACATTTTCAGTACCGAGTGCGCTTGCCGCTGCCTGTTGTTCTGCCTGATAGGCCATGTTCCGTGTGGTCTCGGCATCCATTCTGGCGCTTAATTTGTCAGAAAGTTTAGAGTTGTATTCGTCCGTCTTTTCCTTCAAAGCGGCGGCGACCGATGCATTGACATCTGGATCAGTACCGTTCCAGTTCGCTTTCGGAAGATTCAGAGCTTTCCGATGCTGTGACGGGATGTAATTTGGATTGGGCCTTGCATATCCGTTCTCATCATAAATCACTGCGTCCTGTCCGTTCAATACTCCATTTAAATCAGAACTTGCGACTGATAGTTGTTTATCTGCAACTCCTACCCGCTGATTCGAAATATCGACATTCTTATCATAAGTTTGTGCGTTAAGTTTATCCATCGCAGCTTTCTGAGCCATCGTGTTGTATGTGCTCCGAAGGGTTTGCAACATACCGATGTCGGAAATTCTTTTGGACGCAAGGCGGTTAGCTTCGGCCTGGAAAGGTTCGTTGCCGTCAGGAGTCAATTCGATGCTGCTCTTTAATTTGTCTGTAATCACATCCGTATCCTGCGGATTCCAGACCGGGGCGTTAAATCTCCGGTGCTCTAACAAATTCAAATCAGCTTGTTTGTTAAGCAAGTTTTCCACGTCATACGTGTTTCTTTTTGCCCGGTACATCCCGGCATTGTTCACGGCATTCAAGTCATCTCCGACATCGGTAGGTGTAACTTGAGCGGGAGCAGGAGCAGCTTCATCCTTAGAGATTTCAGGCTTTGCCACGGGCATCTTGTACTTTTTAAGCGCATCAACGGTAAGGCCATCGGGGACATCTTCATCAGCGTTTGGTACAAATGAAGAATTAGGCTTGTATCCACTCATCTCCTGCGACGATTTAAGTCCTTCCGGAACGGAATCATCCGCTTTCTTCTGGGGATCCTTAGTCAGATTTTTGTTATCCTCATCAATCTGTTTCTGAAGTTCCGCAAGTTCCTCCGGAGTCAAGGAATCTAGATCAATGCCGGAAACATCTATTCCTTTGTACTTATTCATTTTCCCCTCCCTTGAAATATTCGTCAAATTCTTCCCGCGTCAAATCAGGCTTTCCTGCGTTGCGCCGGGCAGCGTTGAATCTTTTGAAGAAATCGTCCTCATCGTTAGCGTTAGAATTATTTTCATCCTCGAAAGGCACGTAGTTCCCGGAAGCGTAATCTTCCTTACTGATTTCGGCTTTACCTTCGGCGCGGCGCTGGGCATTCAACTGATTGAATTTTTTCTCATCTTCCTTTTGCTGATCTTGTTTTTCCTGTGACTGGTCGGAATATCGGACAATAGCATCGCCGATGCCCTTGAAAACTCCGGACTTGTCCATACCCTTCACTGCATTCGATGCGGCCTGAAGTCCCAAGCCATTAGTCATCATCGCCTGCTTGTATCTGTCTTCATAGCTCGGAAGCGTCCATTGCTGAATCTGATTCGGATTTATCTGTAACATATTAAATTTCCTTTGTGTTTAAAAGTTAGGCAAGTGACAACGACTTGTTGGCGCCCGAAGTAGCCAATTGACTACCGATGTTTGCATAGTTGTTAATCAAGTTCTGCTTGTTCTGTGCCTGCTGAATTTGTGCGCTTGTCAAGTCGCTTTGGTTAGTAAGTCCGGTGCCCAGGGCAGTGGAGTAGGCATTGACCAGATCAGAAGTATTTTGTCTGTTAGAATTTGCCTGATTAAGCAAGTTCGCATTCTGCTGCGCCCAGGTGTTTTCTGCCAGTCCCTTGTCGGCCTCGTATGCGGATAGCGCGTCTTTGTATGCATTAGTCGCGTTGGCCGAAGTAGTGGACGCCATCTGCTTTTGTAATCCAGAACCATACAGCCCACCAGCATTAGCCGCGGAATTAGCTAGTCCCTGAAGCTGTGTGTCATTGTTAGTCTTCCACGCTTTGTCATAAAAATCCTCGACGTTCTTGCCGTAGTCAAAATCAGTGGCCTTGTATTTGTTGGCGTCACTGCCAATAGAGGCAATACTTTGTTTGTATTGATCCGCATACTTCGCGATGTCATCATTTGAATATCCCGAAGCCGCCAACAGATTTTTGTAATTGTCAACGTAGGAATCAATGTCGGCGTTCTGGGCGTTGGCCTTGTTGTAGGCATTCTGTGCCGTGGTGACGCCTGCGTTCGCGGCATCCCTTGAGGCGCGTCTAGCTGCCTTTGCGGAATAATAGTCAATGGCCGAACCAATTATCGGCGCCGCCGTCTGGGCTGCACCCGCTGCTATCGCTGCACCTATCATACATTAACTCCTTGGCATTTAATTATTAAACCTTGAATCATCCATATTTTAGGATACTGAACCGAAACCTGTGACTTTGAACTTTGTATGTAAACTGCGCTTCTGGTTATTACTCCATTTAAGTCATCCGTCGTTAAATCGGCATAGTAGTTGTAAGTCGAACTTGGTATTGGCAAAGTAGTATTTCCGCTTCCTACCGCCTGCCACAAAGTGAAATAAGGGGTCTCGATTACTTTTACTTGTCCCTTTGTGTCCTTGCTCCAGCTTCCTTCCAGTGCATTAAGGACTAAAGCCAAGTTGGACTTGTCAAATGTTTTGTACCAAAGTCTCTGGATGGTCACTGTTTCCTTGTTATCCATTTAGAAACTCCTGCATTGCGATGTTCTTATCTTGGCATCGGTAATTATCCATTTAATTGGATCGGTCACGGTAGCTTCCACACAAATTAAATAACCGCTTCCTAAACCTGAAATCCGGGTATCGTAGCTGTATTGTCCGGCCATTCCTAAGTATTCATTCATTATGTTTCCCCAGGTGTTGCCTCCGTCTAGAGAAACCCGGAACATAACTTCTGGATTGTACCCTTCCTGATTTGGCTGAAGTTCCTGGGTTGTTCCGTTGTTCGAAATAAGTCTGAAGTCATTAAGAATGTATCGGCTCAAATCAGAAATTATCACCGGGCCTCTGCGCATTTTTTTAATGGGCCGGTCATTGTAATCAGTCTTCTTGTCATAAGATAACTTAATTAATGAGTTAGAAGACTTTGTACCAAAAATAAGATTCCCATTGAACATACAACACGTCTCCGGAAACCAACAATGGTCAATGTTCAGGGAATCATCAAGCGAACTTCGGTTGTGCCAAATTCCGGTAGTCAAATCATACACATAAGTTATGTCCGAAGTAGGAAGAGTCAGGCAATAAAATGAATGTCCGTCTTTTGAATATCCGTATGCGATTGCATCTAACGTTGTTTTAGTCGAGAGGTCACGTTCAAGGGCTACGGTTGAAATTTTCTTAGGCTCGCTCGAATCATAAATTATCCAGACCCCGTTATCTCCCTGCTGTCCGCTTCCTAGGAAAATCAAGGCGTTCTCGACCTTAGCCAGCGAACCCGGTGACTTTATCCCTATCTGTGTTCCCTGCCTCATGTTCTGCGGAGTAGCGGAATCATCCGCGAAAGTCCAGCACTCGTTAGAACGACTTCCGAAAAACCAGAGGGAATTATCATTAAGGACTTCCATCGCCAAGACGGTATCGCCAGTGTTGGACATCGGGGTTATGTAGTTAAAAGCTCCCTTCAAGTCCGTCCATTCGTATCTTGAGAAAGCAGGAACTGATTTGTAGATAGGTGTGTACCCATCTGATTCATACTGGATGTTTCCATCGGAGTCTAAATCATAAATGGTTATCGTGCCTCCCTGGAAAGCTCCAGCCCTTGAGACAAACACCTGTCCTAACTCGGAATCATTTATTATTATCCTGTCCTTCATCGAAACCATGCAGGTCGGCGATACCGTGACGTTTTCTTCATAGTTGTGATTCGCGTCATAATTTTTTGGATTGTAAACGTTGTACGGAGTTGTAGCAATCGAGACCGTTGAAACAGAATCAAGCAATGGAGCCACATACAAGCAGGCATTTCCATTGCACACAACTACGTGCGGATTAACTCCTCCGCTTTCAACCATCGAACATTCAGAAGCGGCTGAACCGATGCTTCCAATCATATCCGCTACATACTGATTAGAAACCCGATAAAGCATCGAATCGAACACTGTCCACAAACAAGGCTGGGAGAGATAACCTCTTGTCGCCGGGTACATTCCGCGGCAACCTATCTTCGCTTCGGACAAAGTAAGTACCTTTTCGCTTCCTTCGATACTTCTAAGGAGCATAGAGGAATAGGCGTTACCGGAGATTTTTTCTGGATACAAATTAAGGGAAACTTCGGGGGAAGCCATCTGGGCATCAAGCTTAAAACTCCCGCCTATCCAAGTTGGAAAAACGTTGTTGTTAGCCATTTACCAACTCCTCGGACAAAGTATGTCGAAGTAATTTCCCTGCCCACCGTTATCGTCATAAGTGACCATTGTGTCGTTCTTATTGTTTTCCATTATCAGATTGATTATGGATGTTAGCTGATCCTGCATATCCTGAATTTGTGTCGAATCAACTCCATAATGTCTTCCGAGTTTAACCGCAAGACCGTAACGGAAAAGCTGCTGATATTCTTCAGGACAGTCGATGGTGTCGTTTAATTTGTATGCAGGAAGAAGTTTCTTGTAGATAAGTTTAATGGGTCTCATCGGAGCGATATCAAATAACAAAACGCCTGACTTGGAATCATTTCTTTGATAAGCGAAAACCGAAGGAAGTCCCGAAGTGTTGAAAGTGTATTTCTGAAGATCGGGATAACTTGTCTGATAAATGGGAATGAACTGCGAAGCGTTTGAGTACAGACATTTTGTGACGGTCATCGGAACAGGGGCAAGGACATCGGGATTCAAAGTCGAGTCAAGAGAAATGACATTTACATTTTTTGGAGAATTTATCATCAAGGTGGTGAAAGTGAAATTCAGATAATTGCTTAAGTTGTACGCATAAACTAATTCATTCAGCATCGTCAAGGCAAGCAGTTGCTTAGTTCCGTTGACCTGCTGCCCTTCGCCTACCAGCTGCGTATCACCGAATGCGGAATTGATAATGTCGCGGATAGTCATAAAGTTTTCCTCAAATTAAAGACAAATAAAAAAAGAAGTGGCAGAAATCCGATCAGCCCTAAAGTAAATATTATAAGCTATCTCATTCTGCCACTTCTGATGATTTATTCGACTACATACAAAATACGGGAAAGACGGGTGTCGATTCCGAGGGAGATGTAGGGGAGATCGAAGCGCTGAATCTGAACACGAGTCTTGACATCGCTCCAGGCGGCGGACTGGAAAGAAATCTTCGAAACGTTGACGGTTTCTTCCTTGCAGCCGATTAGTTCGGGGTGTTTGTACGTAGTCCAGTTGAGGTTGTCCGAATCACGGCACTGCACCACGAACACATTCTTGCTCAGCGATGCGTTGAGCGGGAAAGTGACTTTGGCGACATCCCAGACGGCGAGGTTAGCCGCCCAGCAATTCGGATTGGAATTGTTGCAGGTTGCGTCGGTGCTCAGATCAGTAGTGATCTTGACAACGCCACCCGCGACCGTGCCGGAAGTGCCTGCGGCGTTGACTGCGGAGAGGAAGAAGGTCTTCTTCTGGAACAACTTCAGTCCGGACAGATTGACGCAGTAGACACCCGTCACTTCGAAGGGCATTCCTACGTACAAGTTTGTACCAGTGACGGTCACGGCGACACCGGGCTGCGTGAGGGCAGTGATTGCCGTGATCGTGGATACGGCTGCCGGAGTCGTGATCTTCGGCATGAAGGATTCGGTGATCCAGGAAGCGGACGCAAACTGACCGAAGAAATAATCCTTGTAGATGCTGCGGTACAGCTCGGAATCATTGACGAAACCGCCGCCGACACCCGTGAGTTTGCCTGCAATTTTTGCAAGCACTTCCGGATCGGCATAGCCCATCAGTTTTCCGCCTGCCCGCGCGCCCTTCAGTTTCGCGGCCATTCCGCCGATGTCGCCGAGAGATACCGCCGACATAGTGGTGACTTCCGCGTGGTCGGAAACCCAGACACAGGAATTGATCGCTTCCTGTTCGGTCTTCGCTGCAATCGTGGCCGCACGAGGCTCTACGATTTCTTTGTAGTAATTCTCGAGGGCGGTGAGGCGAGTGAAACTTCCAAGATCGCAGGACGAACGAGTGTTGTTCATGAATGCGGTGACGGCTCGTTCCTCGGTCTTCCGGTTGTCTCCGGAGATATCGAGAATGTTGTACGCAGTGCCGGAAGTGGCACCGAATGCAGCGGGCGCACCGTAATCCGTGTTGTTGTTCGGATCGGTCGTGTTCGGAGCGTTGGCGAAAGTGGAAGTGTACGCGACACCCGGATCAGGGATGTAGAATTCGTAAGTGTTTCCCGCTTTCTTCCCCTTGATGTCGGCTTCCGAAATCCACGATTTGGAATCGCGGATGTAGGGAAGGTCTTCAAGGATGGTGGCCGCGAAGATTTTGACTTTGCGGTTAGTGCTTAAAACGGAATTGCCAGAATTTGTAGTAGGCATAATAAATTAACCTCTTAATGAATTTTGGTTGTTGAAGTCGAACAAATTAATAGCGCTTGCGCTTTAAATCATCGACTATTTTTATCGCTTCCTCATCACTCAAATCAGAAGAAGCGATACTTTGTTCGTTACCCAGACGGCCTATGTCGATTTCTTTTTTAGGAACCGAGACGCTCTTTTTTAGAGGTTGATTGAACATCGTTATCTGTGATAACTTTTCCTCAAGGTTCGACAGCTTCGCTAATCGCGCCTGGGGATTCTGCTGCTTCACAATCGCGATCAAATCATTTGGGATGACCGCGAAATGAAAAGCAAGTTTGGGGGAGATGGGGCTATCAACGATGTATTTCATGACGTCCGGATTTTTGTCCAGGATGTCAGACATTCCATCTTTCAACGCCTTGTCCACCACGGAATAATAGGCTTCGGAATTTGTATCAAAGATTTCTTTAACCTTCTCATCAAAATTTTCCTTGGCCTTGACGGATTCCTGATTACGTTGTTCAAGTTCTTCTTTCTTAGTCTGCGCCTGATTCAGCCTTTCTTTAAGGGATTCATTCGCGAGATATTTAAAGTAGGACTCTTCATCAACGAAATCTTCCTTCTTGTATTTCTTTGGAGCTTCCTTCGGCTTCTCCGCGAGCTTAGCCATCTGCTCCTGAAACTTTCTGTTCTGTTCCCGGAGTTCCTTCAGTTCCTGATTCGTCTTATCCCAGGCATACTTTTCCTTTTCTTCTTTTGTATGCTTCCCTTTGGGTTCCTGTTCTTTGGTGACTTCAGGATCCTTGATTTCTTCGGGCTGCTTGATTTCCTGTTCTTTCGGAGGAACTTCTTTTATTTCTTCTTTCGGAACTTCGGGTTGCTTTATTTCTTCGTGCTCCGGTTCTTTTATTTCCTCGTCTGTTTTCTTGAGGGTTTCCTCATTTTCATTTTCCTTGTCTGATTCTTTCAGAGTGTTCATCACTGATTCAAGAGTAGCCATAATATTTTTCCTTTGATTTATTTTTTTTAATTTATCTTAATTCGGTGTCTTAGTTAAATCTGTACGTTAGGTATCATCCCTCCAGTTGACAAATCAAAATTAGCATCGATTTGTTTTTTCTTCGCATACTCATCAACGGAGAGTTTCGAATCAATTATTTGTTTGTCAATCGCGTTCTGCGCATTGAGTTTTGCGACGGTTAAATCCTTTTGAATCTTAGCGTTAGCTAACTCAAGCTGCGAAGTCAATGATTCAATCTGTTGCTTCTGCTGATCCAGCTGGTCGTTCAAATCGGAAACTTGTTTTGCATTCTGCTGCTTAAGTTGTTCTAACTGTGGATCGTCGGAAAGCACTTCGGGAGGAAGGAGAGCGCGCATCATGTTCGATAGCTCGGTTCCGATTGCCTCGTCATCAAAAGTCTTGGCGATCGAATAGGAAAGGGGAGCCTTGAAGACATCCGGTACAACTTCCGAAAGCGCGAGAAGCTGTCTGCGTTTGTCAAGTCTTTCAGTGACCTGCTGCGGCCCTGACAAAATATTTGTAGTGATTTCATCGACGGGAATCTTTGATTCAGAAATCACATTGACTAACTGCAAATAACTTTGTCCTATCTGATGGATGGTAAGGCGCGTGTGATCTGCGAAGTTGGAAACGTTTGACTGGGAAGAGCGAGTCCTCAAAAGCATCGACTCCGCTGTTTCCTGCTGTCCTAATGATTCCGAAATTCCGGTTATCGGGATGCCGACAAGGTTAGACATCGTGTCCACGTAAAAAGAAGCCATGGCGATGCAATCATCATATTTGACGGCATTGTCCAATCTGATCGGCGGGGTAACAGGCTGCCCGCTGGAGGAAAACGAGTTAAACGGTAGATACGGCGTGAGGCCCTTATCAATGCTCGAATAATAGCGTTCATTACCCTGCACCGCTTCCTTGGAGATTGCGAACAAAGGCTTGGGAACTCTGGCCGCTCTCTCCTGAAGATTTGTCATCGCTATGTTGAGAGATACCTGTGCATCCCTTAATTTAGATGTAATTCCTACAAATGATTTTTTGTTTCCTTTCCACGAAAGCATTCCGTAAAAAGGATAGACCGGAATGGAGCATCCGGGAAGAACAGAATGCTTGACTAACTTTGTACCAACTATCTTGTAGACGTGAGTGTCATCGTCATCTTTTTCGTAGTAAGTTATGACCTCGACCTGATTGATGTCGGGATGCCACGAATTTTCGAAAGAAGACAGGAAACCTTTCATCGCATCTTCATCGAGATCATAAAGTTTTTTGCATTTCTCTTTTGAGATAAACTCAACGATGGCGATCTTGCTGAAATCAGAACCATCGAGTTCAACGGAGTTCGGATCGCGCATCACCATGGTGGAGTCGGGAACGGCAAGTATCTCGGCCTTGCCTTTAGTTATCGTGCCATACGCGAAGCCGCAACCTGAAATTACCTGGTCAGCTACTGAATACTCGACTGCCGATTTGGCGTCATATTTTGAAAAAGTTGTCTTGACATCGTTATTTAAAAAAGTGATGAGGTTCGGTAATTTGTCCTTAGTCGATTCGTATTCGATGGAAAACGGATTTGATAAGAAGGGATTGACGATCGCGTTCTTGAAATTATCAATAAGATTGAGAGTTATCTTGCACCGTCCTGCTCCCCTCCTTGCAATGTCGTCCTCACTCCACTGATCTCCGGAAGCGAAAGAACGGTCTTCCCGGAAACGCTTTGTCTCTTCGCCGAAACGTTTGTTCGAATTATGCGCGAACTCCTTGAAACGCGAAATGACTTCTTCCTCGTTTACTTCAACTTTGTCTGTAACTTCATCTTTCGTTTCATCCGCAGTCAAGGAAACTTTATCTGCTAAAGGCAACTTTGTATCATTCATTTCAATACTCCGCGTTCATGATTGCATCCAAACTATTCGCTGATTCTTTTTTCCCGATCGGAATTATCAGAGGAGAATAGCACGTGAGCACACATCCATCGGCATCATCGGGTGAGTGCTGAAGAACTTTCTTTATCTCATCTTTTGAAATCAAGGCAATCTGATTCTTGCTGTTGATTAAATACTTTGTAGCTAATAACTCTTCCTCAAGTTTATCGTCTTTCTGCATTCCCAACTTTGGCAAACAATCCTTGAAATGAAAATACAGATAAGTTCTTAAGTTGGCGTAGTGATTATCAGGAGAAGCCGCACCGAAGTTGAGCTCGTTTACTTCGTACTTTGATTTCCTTGCGATGTCAACTATCCCCGATGCGAATCCACCTGTGCCGTCGATATTGATTACGCAGTTATCGGGATTGGGAGAGAGTTTCCTGATCTTGTCGAAGACCTTGAATGACTCCTTATCCTTTCCGGAGAGAGAACAGAACTTTGTTACTTTGTATGCATCCCTGAAGTAAATTGTTATCTCGTCATCACCATAACGCGCAGCATCTATTCCGATTATTCTCTTCGACCTGTCGAAAGCCGGATCATCATATCTGTCGTAGGCCTCTAACAACAACTTTGTAGGCAATACCTGATCTGTCGAGTCTTCCTCGTTAATTTGTGCGTAAATCTCTTGTTGTACAAATGAATCAGAATAGAATGATTTAAGAGTTTGTACGTAATCATCGGACAGGAATTTGTTATCATAGGTAGTTGCCTTGACTAAGTAGCATTCGTGGGACTTGGCAATTTCCGATACCCAGTTCCTTCCACCCTTAGGAGTGGTGATGAGATAAATTCTTGGAAGGCTGATTCCTTTTCCGCGGAGACAGGCGATGACCGTGACGAAGAAAGATTTCAAGGCCAAAGCTGCTTCATCCATCACGAGGAATTTTAGATTGGAAAGCCCGCGTACGGAATCGACCTGCGAATCCTCTGCGGAGAGGCCGACTAAAACTGCTCCGTTGGACATCGTGATGACGTGATCCGTTTGGTTGAATTTGAAACTTGCTCCTATCCTCTTCAGGAAAGAAACTACTTCTTTCATGATATTCAATTTCAGCATCCGGTAAGTTTGTGCGGTGACTATCCCCGAGTAACCGGAACAAAGATAAATCGAAATCAGATAGACGGCAGCCGTTGTCTTCCCTGATCCTCTTCCGGCGAGAAGGACTGTCGTCTTCGCGGTCGAAGTGATGAATGCCTTTTGATAAGGCAGGAGAGTGACTTCGGTTTCCATTGTAAATCTTTTGTCTAAAATTTCTGCGCTATCTTTTTCAGCAGCTCAAGTATTTCCTTTTGCGAGTCGGCGATGAATTTCAAATAATCTTTGTCTATAATTTCAGGATCAGGATTAGTTTGTCCTAAATTAGTTTGTCCTAACTTTGCCTGAACAACTTTGTCCGAAGCGATAGAGATTTCAGGAAAAGGATCAGGAGAATGCAGCGAAGGAAATGAGCGGTTGTGTGTTTTCATTATTTACCTCTGCGAAGTATTTCGGATGGCTTATCAGTCAAGTGATACCTTGATTCCGCGGACGGAGAGTAGGTAACTCTTCCCGCCTGATCTCCTAGCATCGCGGCCAGACTTCGTTTGTTCGAATAACCAATTTTCTCATCGGGCGATAATTTAGATGCAGCCTCGTGCCATTCGCTTGACGTCGGATCATAACGTGGGGATTTCGGATTCGTCGGATCTGTGTTTAACTGATTGGCGTTCTGTCCATCGCGTTCGGACGCGGGAGCTGTCGAAGGAGTGCCAAAGTGCGAGCCCATCAGCTTTGCCCTCTTCTGGTATTCGGCCTCTGACAAAAGTTGGCAGATGCAATTTGGGTGCGAAACTTCGATGATGTTCGAACCGGGAGAAACGTAATCTCCATCTCTCTCGGAGCAATGAGGGCAGCAGTTCGGATTAGCGGCGAAACGGAGAGGCAGATATGCCTCATCGCTTTTGCGGTCGTCAACGTCCTTGTCGGGAGTTCCGGGAACATTTGTATGCAAAGGGTTCTCCGCTTCGGGAATCATCGGATTCGCCGCGGCGCGCCTCTCGAACGTGCGCACGGAATCGAGCGGAACGGCGGAGGAAGGCGTAGGGATTTTCATTACTGCGGCCTGGGACAAAGTTCCTTCCTTGCCCGCGGCCCTTATCGCATCTATCAGCGCGTCCGCTATCGCACCTAAGCGTGATATGGCCATAAATTAATTTGTCCCTTCCAGGACTTTGTTAAGATCAACTTCCCCCGGCTTGTCAATAATTCCGTTGCCGTCCACGGTCGAAAACTTAATCACAGGCGAGGAAGAATTTGTACAAATTGGATTTGATTTCGAGCCCGCGGCTTCCGGTGAATCGTCAAAGTGCAGGCCAAAAGTTTTTGTGATGCGCTCGAGTGCGGCGGCGTCGCCTTCCTCCGCCGCCCGGTCAATTGTATTTGAGACAAGTTCCTTTATCTTTTTGCAGTCATCGGACGTCAACTTTTCGCGCACTGCGCCGAGGAGCAAGCCCCGGAGCTTCGCGCGCTCACGCCGTACTTGTCCCGATTTGATCGCGCATTTTTTTGCGTACTCCCCTTCAAAATGTTTTCCCGTTGTTCCGTCCCAGAGCGGGAGCCCGGAGCGTGTAAGCCCGCGCTTTTTATTAGCCGCACATTTGTCCGCTTTGTTTTCCATATTTGTGCCTCAGATTTATCGCGCGTGAGTTCTCGCTTGTTACATACAAAGTGTTCAGTACAAAGTCATGTTTTGAAAATGTCCGATATGGATTTTGTACGTTGGGATTTTTCCAGAAGTTCGATTATCGTCTTTATGCCGTCAATGACGTTGCGTTCAAAAGGTGTTTCCGCTTTGACAATACAATCTCCAGCTTTTTCCGTTATACAGGCTTGGGAGCCTGTTTCCGTGGATTTGTAGGGGTGTTGCCTCATTCTCCGCCGTCCATCAACCGTCTCGAGCTCAGGATGCCCCATGTTGGCGCATGGGACATCCAACGTTGTACTTTCCAAAAAGTTTGTTCAAACCGCAGTCATGTTTTTTCATCGGGTAATTCCTCGCTTGTTGGGAATATAATAAAAAATCTTCTCCCCGGTCATTCCTTTGCGCACAAAGTCTACATTGACAATGTAAAACGATGTCATATTTATTTCATTCTTTTATTTATTTCTTTTATTCTTTTATTCATTCTTTAATTCATTTAAATCATTTAATTCATTTAAACACAAAGAGTCTTACAAAGAGTCTTACAAAGAGCGGATTGATATTGCAAAAAATAAGCAAGAAAAAAGTTGTCGTTGTTGTTTTTATTTATTATCTTTCTGGCTATGGAAAAACAAACTGAAAATCGCATGACTATTTCCGAGTGGTCAGAAACTCCACTTTGCATCAAATACAAATTAAGCAAAGGCTCGCTTTACAGAGCTATGAAAAAAAAGCTCATCCGCCCTGTATGCAGACCGTTGAGCGGGAGAGGAATTCTTTTTGATGAAAAGGAAATCAAAAGATTTTTATCTATTGATAGCAAAAATTCGGAGGAAAATAATGAGAATTGACTACGTACAAATTAAAATTTCAGATCTTGCGGACGCACTTTCCGAGCTTGACAAGCTCACGGATTCCGAGGCTGGAGCCATCATCAGAAAAGCTCTCATCGACCTTATTAACGTAAATCAAAATTCTGAATTCAAATTTGTTCGAGAAACGATCAAAACAACATTGAATAATATGAAGAGGTAACGCACAAATGAGAATAGATTATGTACAAATTCACTTGTCTGATTTGGCGACCTTACTCATTAATGGCTCTGAAGAGGAGTCTCTTATAAGGACAAGGCAGGCCTGCCTTGATCTTGTAAACAAAAACATGAATTCCGAGTTTGACTGGGTGCGCGAGGCGTTGGAGAGCGCGGAGACTGGGATGTCCAGCGCACAAGATAAAATGGCCAAAATGAGGGCGGCCAAAGCGGAAAAACGGCTTTTGAACGAAAAAGTAAATTCAAGCCAAATTTTTACTGACAAAGTTGTACAAGAGGACGATACATCAAACGCGGACACGCCGGAATCCCCAGTCCGCAAGGCGGGGGAGGGCGACAAATGTCCCGTCCTTTGCAATCCCGGCGTGTCCGCATCGGTTTCCAAATCATCCGCCCGGCTGGAGTTCGAGGCCTTCCGGAAGGCCTATCCGGGGACCCGGCGCGGCGTGGATGTCGAATGGGAAAACTTCTCCCGTAAAAATTTTCCGGAGGACGCGCCCTTGCTGATGCCTGCCCTCCTCCGAGAAAAGGCGCACAAAGAGGAGTGCGCGCGGGTCGGCGCATTTTGCCCGCCATGGGCTAATCTCGCCACCTGGATAAATCAACGGCGCTGGACGCAAGAGTTCACCGCGCCCGTGGCCCCGCAGGTCCGGAAGACTTCCGAGGACATCGAGAACGACAGGAAAGCAAAAATGGTACAAATTCTGAAAGACCGCGAGGCGGGAATTCCAACGGGCGAAAGCTATGATGAAATTGATGACATCGGATGCGAGGAGAATGGCCTATGACCGACACTATCCTCGTCGAGGCGTATATGGACAACGTCATGCGCTGCTATGTGCTTTGCGACCGCAAGGCCCCGGAGATCAGCGTCATCCGCGAGCGAGTCCTTGACTATATCGCAAATCTTCCGAAGATAAAATTCGGGGATGTACGCCGACTTTTTGACTTAGCCCGGGCTAACTTCGGGCCTGTCCCGACGCTGAAAAATTTGTCCGATGCCGTCCCGCTCCTGAACGGCGAGCGGGAATCGTTCCGCGTCCCGCGCATAGGCAGGACCGACGACACGCTTATGCAAAAAATCAACCGCGCCGAGGCCTTCCGGATGTTGGCGCAGCGGAACGGCGCCTACGACGAGTACATGGCAGACCCGGCGGCCTACGCCTATCGGCATGGCGCCGAGCTACGGGCGATATACGACTACGACAGCGCACCGCCGCCGGGATGCTGCGCGGGGCTGAATGATTTGCACACAAACTAAACACAAGGAATAAAAATGGACAAGGAACTCACGGATTTTTTGAATCGCAATGACGCCAACTCTGGCATCGTGGCTCGCCTAAATGCGCTAGGCGCCGAGACGCTGGCGGACGCATGGGACAAGGCCTCGCCCAAAGACCTCGTCTGGGGCGTTACGCGCCCCGGCGTGATGTCCGCGGAGCAGCGGAGGAAATTTCTGGTTTTTGTCCTCGGGTCCATCGAGGACAAACTAACTGACCCGAGGTCAAAAAATATTTTGGAGAAATTGCGCACAAATTCGCCGATAACAGAGGATGATGCGGATGCGGCGGCGGATGCGGATGCGGCGGCGGCGCGGGCGACATGGGCGGCGGCGCAGGCGGCGCAGGCGGCTATGTGGGCGGCGGAGGATACGGCGGAGGCGGCGGCGGAGGCGGCGGCGGCGGCGGCGGATGCGGAGGCGGCGGCGGAGGCGGCGGCGGCGGCGGCGCGGGCTGCACAGGCACGATGGATTCGTGAAAATGTTAAGCTTTCAGATTTGCACATAAACTAACAAAGGAACTATAATGAAAACGATTATTTTATCCATAAAGCCCAGGTGGGCGACAAAGATTTACTCCCGTGAAAAGCGCATCGAGTTACGCCGCGTCATCCCGAAATGCATCTATCTTGTGAATGACGATGATGAGAACGAGTTCGTTAAAGTTCTTTTGTACGAATCGGCACCCGTTAGCAAGGTTACTGGCGAGTGCCTTATGTGTGTAAGCGCTTTCTCTCCTTCCGGAAAGTTCAGTAGTGAGGTTCTTAAAAAAGGATGCGTAACGGAACAGGAAATGGCGAGCTATTCCAGGGGACGCCCAGTTTATGCGCTTGGCGTTAGCGGATCAGAAAAATGGGATGTTCCGAAGAACATATCCTGCTACAAAAAACGCCCGCCGATGAACTACGTGTACCAACTCCTTTGCGATTGCGGAGAGCCTTACGATGCCGATAAGGGCCCATGTCACGTAAGGTGCAAGGGATGCGGGCGAATCGTAAGGAGGTTTGAAGTGAACGAGTCCGGAAAATGCGAAATGTGCACGTGGGATTGCACGAGGGATGATTGAATACAAGTTTGTGCAATTACGCACAAAATAACTTATAACAAATTAAGCAGGAGGTCTGAAAGGGCCTCCGTTTCTTCTTCATAGCCGCAAAATAAATTTTCAATTCCTCGGTCTTGCGAAGAAAGTCCCTTCGCAAAAGTGAGAAGAATTTTCCTCGCCTCTAAAGGCCCGGAAGGTGAGGCGAAATCTCGCGAGTCAACGCGCACTACGTTAGTCCCTGAAAGGCCCCGGACTCTCTCGCTTAATTTGTCTGCGAGATCGTATAATCCTTCATACGCGCGTTTCAAAAGCTCGTGATAGCTTTGCCCTCCATCGGTCATTTCTGTATTCCAGTGGGCATAATAAAAAGCTCGTCCTAGATCAAGGGCAGCCCCTATCGTCTCGTACAAATTATTCATGTCATCCATTTTTTCACCTCAACTTAAAAAGAGAATTGCTTCCCTGTGGCGGCGCAGCTTCAATCCTCGCATCGGCTTGCCTCCGCAAAGCGCCCAGCGCTGGAACTCGTCAGATGCGCCGATTAAGTCCTTAGCTTTTATTTTCCTTATGAGCATTGACTTTGATAGCGCCGTTGATCCAACGTTGTACGCAAGGCTCGCAAGAGCGGATGCCTGATTTTCCGTTAGCTCAACGTCTCCGCACAGAGCCTTCAGTTCATCAAGCAAAGCCGTAAGCCTGTACGCAAGTTCCTGCTTCGCGACATCGAGCGATAGGTTGCGCACATCCTTGACATCGCGGTCGTCGTGCATTTTTCCGGTGAATCCGAAACCGACTGTCCATATTCCCGCAGAGTCCTTGTAGGAATTAGGCTCAAAGCCTTCTTGCGTACAAACGAAATTCACGGCAGCGTTCAGTGCGTCCATGTCAAT